TTTTTAGCAGCAGCAGCGGAGTCTGCAAGATTAAAGATTTCAGATTCTGCTTGTTGCTGTGTGTAAGGAGATTCTCCGTAAACTTGTGAAAGTTTCTGACCAGTAGGTAGGAACTCTGCAATAGTTCCATAACCTTGTTCTGCCTGTTGCTTGCTTACACCAGCGGCGGCTAATCCTTCAGCGGATAATTGGTTGGTGCTAAGTCCTTGACCAAGTGCTGCTCCACCAATTTCAGCGGCAGTTACCTTGCGTTTAATATCAGTTAGTGCCTTAGCTGGATCTAGTGAATAAGCCAAGATATCGCCATCAGTAATGCCAGGATAAAATTGTTTTAATGCTTGCTTAACTTGTGGGTTAGCATTAACTACTCTATTCTGAGCAGTCATTACCCGATCTTCTAATTCAGTAGCGGATACATCATTAGCAAGTAACTTAGTAAATCCTTCTTGAATACCTAAATCGCCTTTTTTCCAATATGAATCTGGTAGTCCATAGTTACGCATAATGTTTTGATATTGATCTTCAAGGCCAATATATTCAGCAGGGTTTAATGCTCTTAAACCTTTTTCAATTCGAGTAGTATTAGCAGCAAACCGCTTTTTATAAGCATCTGTATTTTGTAACTCAAGAGAAAATTGAGATGGTGATACGTTAGATTGAATAAGTCCCTTTAAAGGTTCTACTAAAGCACCAAGGCCATACTTAGTAAACTCATTGTAAAGAATATCGTAAGCAGATTGACGATCCTTTAATGCAGCATCTGCTGCTAATTTAGCAGCTTGTTGGGCAGCATATTGTTCAGGTGTTAATTGATCTTTATTACCTGAATCAGATGATCCGCTACCTGCTTTATCTTGAGTTAAAGGATTGTATTGGTAAAGAGGAGATTCAGCAAAAGCTCCATAATTACTACCAATAGGAACTGTATTTTTAGTGGTATTAGTACTAGTAGTTTTAGAAGTTGCTGTTGATTTAGGCGTAACTTTAGTAGTAGGAGGTGCTACATATAAAGGATTACCTGAACCATATGTAAAATTAGTAGCCACTATTTACCCCTGAAATCCGAAGTCTTGTAAGACTTTCTGTACAGAATTAGATATTTCTTCTTTAGCATTAGTTGTGTATTGCCAACGATTGTCTTTCTTTAAGATCTTTTGAAAATCGTAGATAGACATTTCCTTATCTGGTCCTAGCGCAAGGCGCAGGGTAGGATCATTAAGTTGAATATCGTTTGGATTAAGTTCCAAAGTAGATGCCATAGTGCTTTTATATGGAGAGTAAACAGTATCTAAGTCAATACCTTGAGCAAGAAGGTTTTTGACATTATCCGGTAATCCAGCGCCAGCAATCTGACGGATCTGCTTACCTACTGTATCAAGACTTGTGCCATTTTGAATAGCGGTAGCCCAAGAATTAACTTGATCTTGGTTAGTTGGTAAACCATTTGCTTGCAATAACTTTAATACATCTTGTTTATTTGCATCAACTTTTTCTGCTTTTTTAGTAGTATACTCAGGAAGTTTTTGGATCTCTTCTGTTAAGAACTCTGTTGGACTTCCAAGTCCACCGGTGGTAATACCATTAACAGTCTTTTTAAGACTTTTCTTTTGCGCTGATTGTAAGATGCCGCTATATTTTGTTAGTTCTTCTTCGGATGGATCTCTACCTAAAACAGTTTTAAATGCGTTTCTTACATAATAATTTGCTTCAGTTTTATCTGAGACTGTTGCAGTAGAAGTACCATCTCCACCACCTGCAGCAGCGATTGCTTTTGCTTGACGGATCTGATCATTTAAATAATCGCTTACGCTAGCAAATTCTTTATTAGCACTCCAAGCAGCCTTGGCACCACTAATAGCATTTTTATATGCAGTAACAAGTGCTTCTGTAAATTCACCAGTTAAAGGTACCGTAGTATCACCGGCAGCTCTTAAAGATTTAGCAATAGCTAAACGATCTGCAACACTTTTATCTTTTATAAATTTGCGAGCAGTTGTTAATAAAGAAGCAAAATCATCTGGTTTAACTTCAGTACCACTAGCAGTAGATTGATCTGTTACTACTCCACCAGGTGGTGGTGTTTCTTGAAAACCACTTTTAATTTTGTCTTCTAAAGCTTTTATCTTTGCATCTAATGCAGTAGTGTCTTGACCACGAGCAACTAACGCATCTCTAGTCCGCTTAGCATCTTCAAGATTTTTAGTTGCATCAGCAGTTTTTTCTGCTGCAAATTTATCTGGATTGCTTTCGTAATAAGACTTAGCATCTGCTTCAACTTGGCTTAATTTAGATTTAGTTTCAGCAAGTTTTTTTCTAGCATCATCTAATTGCGCTTGGACATCTGCTTTATTTGATTGTGGAGTACTTGGTAAAGCTTGTTCAAGATTGGAAACTTTTGCACTAGCATCGTTAAATTCTTTGTTAGCAGACTTCCATTCTGGCAAAGACTTCAAGTAATCTTGAAGATTTTTTGGTGCAGCCATCAGTCGTTATCCTTTCGAATTTAAATCTAGTTAAACAATGGAGCAAACAAACTATTGTATGCTGCCAGTGCGTTAGGGTCAGATTGTGCTAATGTTTCTAGTGTTGATTTTGTACTTGCTTTTAATTGATCTTTATAACTTTGCTTATTACCAAAAGCCACAGTTGTAGTAAAATCTCTTTGGTTTACATAAGAGTTATATGTATCAACCATTTCTTTTAGAGTTTTACGTAGTTCAGGTTGAGTAGTAATAGAAGAGTCATTAAGCATAATGTTTAAATCATCTAATGCTCTTGCTCTTGCAATACCCTTTTCAGCGCCTAAACCTAATTGCTCTTCTAGCAAAGGCCTTGCACCTTTAAACTCTGTTGACCAAATCTGCCATTCATCTCTGATTTGGCGCTTAGCAGCAGTTGATGTGGTAGCACTCATTTGTTGGTCAAATTCATCTTTTTTGGAATAGTAAATCTGACGATCTTTAGCTGAGTTAACCTGACGAACAAAGTCTGTAAGGGTTTTATTAGTTTTTAAACCTGACTTAAATAATAATTTATAAGCGTTAAAGTCAAACTTACCAGCATTAGGGATTAAAAATGATGCTGCCTCAGGATACTTAGCAATAAGTTCTTGGTTGTTTTCAATCCAAGATGTTGCTCCACCTACTGCACGAACGTTAGCAACTACATTTGATTCAGACTCTGAAACGGTATAAGGCATTTGATCTGGGAATAAACGTACCCATTCTTTAGTAGCCTTATCAATATCATTATAACGATTTACTAAGTCATTAAATGTTTGCTTATAACTTACTTGACCGTTATCTCTTACCCATTGAGCCATATCGGATTTAAGGGTAATTGATGGTGAAGCAGGTGCTACAAATCCAAATAAGAAACGTAATGCCAAAACTGTCATAGAAGATGCTTGAAGTTTATCTTGATATGCAGCTAGTTCACCAGAGGTTGGTGCAATTTCTTCACCTGTTACTGGATCAATCTTAGGTTGTAGTCCGTGACCGGTAGCCTCTAAATATGTAGCGGCTTTACGAGCAGCAGATGCCATTTGAGAGTTACGCTCATTGGTATCTAATGCCTGCATTAAACGGTTAACGTGTGCTGGTAATACAGCAGAGATCATTGGTTGATCTTCTCCATAGGTGCCAAGGAAGTATTGTTCTAAATCCTTGACTTGTGGAATAACATTACCAATCATCTTCATTGGAACTGCTGCTAATGGACCAGCAAAGGTAGGAAATAGTGAATCTGGGTTTAAAGATGGTGTGATCATCTTTAGTTTAGCGCCAAACTCTACAGGTATTGGAGCTTGGAATGCGTCTTTAACTCCAAATAACTTCATTACCTTACCCATTACTTTATAAACAGGTGTTAATCCTGGGTAGAAAAAGTATTGATCTCCGTTATCGTCAGTTTGTACGAAACCAGAGTGTGCAATTCCTTCGTAAGTTAGGCTTGCTCTAGCTATAGCCTCTGGATTGTAACGAACTGTACGTCCGATGCGGCGATAAAAGTCTTCAGTAGCACGATAGAACCGTGCAAAGTTACGAACTGACATAGCAAGTTGACTACGAACTTCTGGATTATCAACATATGAAAGAACTTTGTTCTTTGCCATATCTTCTGCAATAGAAGTTATGTGTTGTTTTGCATAAGTTTCTGCTTTTACTAAATCTTCACCAGTTTTACCAGCAGTAAGTTGTTTAAATATACGATCAGCAAAACCAGTTTCATCCATTTGACGGCGAATATCTAGCATTGAATCTAAAACAATACCTTCACGGGAAAAACGAGCATTAGCTTCACCCATATAATCCCAAACGTGGCTTGCTAAAGAAGATGTTGGGCTTTGACCTACAGATGTTGGAACTAATGTAGGACCTGAAATCCATTTAGGATGCAATTCAGATTGCAACTTTGTAGGCAAATCATCAACAGATAGGTTTTTACTTGATAAAGCAATTTCACCATCTGATTTTACTTTGCGTATTTTGCTCCAAAGATCTTTATTAAGAGACCCATCTGCTTTACTAAAAGTATTAAGAACATCCATATAAACACGTTCAGCGTGTTGTTGAGTACTTGCTATACCAGATGCCATAGATTGAAAACGATTTTTTAGAGCAGGGTTTTCATCTAGATATGTAACAAGGTCTTTAATAGCTTTTTCTTTATTATCAAGGTTTTTAATAAGAATGCTATCAATTTCATCATTTGTATGAAGGGCAATTTTAACAAGCCAAGATAGGCGTGACTGATCATTAGATACGGGATTAAAATCAGTAAATGTACTGCCTGATTGTTTAAACTTTTTGCCATCATATTCAAGGGCACGAAGTGTGCCATAACGCTTAGCGTCATTGCTGGCTTGGATTGAATATCCGCCACCACGAAGGGTATTGTTTCCACCTTCTTTTACTTCGTCAAGAATCTCTTGGGTTCTTCCGTATTTAGAAAATTCTTCTATGTATTTTTTATCAGTTTCTGATAATGCACGAGAAGATAATTTGCCGGTCATTACAGCTTCTGCTGTAATTTGACGTACCTTTTCTGCATCATCGCCAGCCATAGCAATACGGGTTTGAAAATCTTTTACTTGCTTACGACCTACTAAACGGTTAACCCATCCAAGATTAGATTCGTAAAACTTAATCTTCTTACCTTCAAGACCTTGAAGTTCACCTGTCTTAGCAGCAATAAGATCTCTGTTTGCTTTTACTTCTGCAGTTTTTGTAACATCTTTAGCAAGAAAATCAGTCTTTGCTGTAAGGTCAGCAATCTCTTGACCAAGTTTTCTTTGTTCTGTAGTAAGACCCTTTTCAGCCTCTGCAACTTGACGTAATCTAGTTGAGATTAAACGACCTTTTGTAATACCCCAAGTCTTATCTCCAATAGCAACGTGCATCATTAAATCTTCTGCTGCGTTACGAACTGGAAACTTAGGACCAGCAAGAGTTCCTAAAGTCCAAGCAGATGTCATATCATCAGCCCATTTTTTATGGGAAAGACCAAGCATACGGTTTACTAAACCAGATCTAGCAGATAAACGATCTAAATCAATAATAGATGGAACGGCAATAGCGCTAGATAATTGATAGCCGTGAAGAGCTAATTGTTGTCCATCAAAATTAGCAGGATCAATTTCTTCTCTTACTATGTTGCCTAGTTGATCTAATAAAGGTTTTCCTTCTGGACCTAATTTGTCAACTACTACAGTTGAACCATAACGGTAATCTAAAGCAGTACCTGAAAAACTATCTACCCAGTTTTTACCTTCAGCGCTTTTAGTTACTTGACGCACCTCTGCGATTGTATTCCACAAAGCAGTAAAAATTTGTTTGCGTTGACCTTCATCACCAGCGGCAAATGCTTCTCTAACAATTCTTGAATGGTAACGGGTATTGGCAAGGTTGGATAATTGATAAATTTTATCCGGAGCATCTGCTTCCATTACATCAAAGAAACCATTTTTAAAATAAGGAATAGTTGCAAACTTACGAGCAAAACGATCAATGCGTCCACTGACTTGATTGTTACTTAGGCGGATAGATCCGTCACGAAGCTTGCCAGTTGTGCGACCAACCATTGCTTCTTTTTGAGCAATCTCAGATGTCTTACCTGTTAAGATACCTACTACATCTTGTGCTTCTCCAGCATCGCCATAAATGGCTTTTACAATAGCTTGTCCTGCTTTATCAATATTAATTATTTTATTAGCAGTTGTAAAAAAGGTAACTCTAGCTAAACGGGCAGGAGTCATTGTAGGAATTAAAGGTGTTTTACGGGCTGCTTGACCAGAAAGAATAGATTTTATATCAGCGTGATTCTTTAAAAAGTTAGCAGCAGTTTCTGCATCTCTAACACCGGCATCAATAAGTTGATTAATACCAACATCGCCAAACTCTGGAATCAAACGCTTGGCTTGAGTATAAGCCTCAGCGCCTGCAATTCTATCATTTGCTTTACGAGCTTTATCTAAAGATTCTAATGTAGCGCCATATTGATTAAATAAAGTTTTAGTTGCTGGATTAGCAAATACTCGATCTACTTGTTGTACATTTCCAGCAGTAGCAAAAAGGTTTTTACCATAAGTAAATTTTTCTTTACCTAATAAATTATAAAGTAAAAAGTCACCAGCATCATAGGCTTTTTTAGCTTTACCTAATACAAGAGTAGGATCTGCAAATACTCGATATCCGGCATCAAAAATACCAGAAATACCTTTATATAAAATGCCTTGACCTTCTAGGCTGCTTGGAAGAATAAGGTTTGCTAATGCTCTACCTGTAGAATATTTAGCGGCTTGTGCTGCTGCTAGTGCATCATTAAATAAATGATCTTGATCTTTCTTTTGCATAGCAGTAGATGCAATAATTTTTTCAGCATCTGTTCCGGTAGCAATAATCTCACTTAATGTTTTACCTTGTGCTACCTTCATAGCAACGGACATAACATCTTCACCATACTTGGCAGTTGCACTTTCTATACGACCTGGGCTAAATACAGTATCGCCTTTATCGTTTGCTATTTTAAATGCTTCGCCAAGATTTACGCCTTGATCTAATGCAACTAAACCAGTACGTGCTATACGAGTTGAAAAATCTGATATTTCTCTTAGTGCGCCAAAAGTACGACCAATAGTTTCTTTAACACCTACACCTAAATAGTGTGCTGCATCCCCAAGCCAACCTACAGGATTATTTCCTGAAAAGAATGCTTTATGAGCATCTTGTTGTTTTTGTGGTAATGCTTCAAATGCTGTTTTAGCTTGAGTTTCAGGCAGGCCAATTAAAGTTTTATGAGAATCTAATAATTTAGATAACCCATCAACTTGTTCTTTTTGCTTATTATTTAAACCCGCTTGTAAGGCGGCAGCCGTTAAATTTGAATCAGCCACTACATACCTCTTGCAAGAGCTTGTTGATACAAAATACCAATCTCACCAGTGGTGTCGTAAGGAAGCATTTGGGCTAACGTGTTTGAAAGTTTTGATTGAGCATATGATGATTTCATCATAAGGGCATCTGATCCTGCACCTGGTCCTACATCCACACCATTAGTAACTGGTTCTTCTGGACGTTGTGTTGGTGCATATAAAGGTGTTGGTGCAGCCATTGGAGTTGATGCTGCTGCTTCTCTTACATTAGATGCTGAAGTTGGACGAACATCTGGAGTTGTAGCAATAGGAGCGCCTGATGCAATCTCCGCTGTTTGCTTTTGATCACCATAAAAATTAGCTGGCATACGATCAGTTCTTTTTGCGTATTTACCAGGACCGGATGTGCCTTTAATTGGATTCTTTGCATCTTCAAGCGCCATCTTGATCCTCCTGAATCTTCTCTAAATCGTTAGCAAAATCTTCCCAGACTTTATTTACTTTACTGGTTCTGTTTGCGTTATATACTGATAATTCTAATAATTCTTCTAGGAATACTCCTAGGCTTTGTACTACATTATTTATAAATCCTATAATTACAACAAGTAAATCTGCGGAGTGTACTGGGCGAGGCACGTTATCTTTGTGATCCACCCAGTACTCCTATCTAATTCAATTAGCCCTTTTTTACTTTTGTTCCCTTGCGGGCTGCGGCTGTGTAGCCGAAGTAAGTCTTTCCACCTGCTGGCTTAGAAGTATCCTTCTTGCCCTCAACTGGCTTAGACATAGGAGCTGAAGCTCTTGATCCTTTGTTCATTATTGCACCTCCTCTTCTTTAAGCTGCGCCACCGATTGAGGCGAGCAATGATGCAATGTCAGGTTTACCAGGAGCAGGGGCCGCACCGCCAGTTTGTACTGGATTAGGCTGCGAGGCAGGAGCGGGGGCCGCACCTGCTTCTGATAACTGAGGCAACGGGGTTGCCTGCGGTTGTGCTTCAGGCGTAAACGCCTTCTCCACAATAGTTTCAATTTGCATACCCTTTTGGCGGCCTTGAATTACCTCGCTAATGCGAGTAATAATTTGTAGCGGATCTTGTCCTTGCGCTGCTAGGGTTGGAATAGCTTGTGCATACTGAGCAACTGCAACACGAAGTGCATCACGCATTTCTTCAATGTCAACCTTTTGCTCTTCTTGAGATACGTTAATTTCTACTGGAATCTCACGGCGTACATAATCACGAGATACAAGTTTGTCAGAACGCATCTGTAGTAATGCAATAACAGCACGGTTAGGATCTAGTCCAGACATAATTCCGTAGCGAACATCTACGGTGTAGTCTCCGTTAATAGCACGAGATGGTACATACTTCATTACATATGGAGTACCGTCATCTACGCCACGAATTTCTTTTAATTTACTGCCAAATAATTTTTCATCTACCTCAAAGCAGATACCAATAAGTTCGCTAAAGACTCTTGCAAACTGTGCTTGTGCTGCTTTAATTTGTGTATCAAATCCAGCAGATAGTGCTTGAACTCCACGACCTGTTACAACGGAAGCATCGATCTGACCACTGCGTGATTCAGGGTAACGAGCACCCATACGAAGCTCACGCTCAAGAACACCTGACTCTTGGAATACGCCGTTAGGAAGTTCTAGTGGAACTCTACGGATAGCCTGCGGATTAGCAGAGCGCATAATTGAATCAGGACCAAGTGATAACTCTTGCACATCTTGTGGGATAGCAATAGGTGCTTGGATAGACTTTTCAGCAGCTTGAATCTGCAATACTGCAAATCGAGCACGTGCTAACTGAACAGCTAATACATCATCAAACTGACCACGAGCTTCACCATCGATAGAAGGACGGAAAGCAACACGAGCCATACACTTACCGATTGGGTTAGGTGTACGGGCTAGAACTAAATCTTTACGCTCTGGTAAGTAGATTAGGTCTTGATCTTTGTCGTGGTAACGAACTAAAGAAAGATACGGAGATCCTGGTGTAAATTGATTCTTACTTAGGATCTGATCTGCAAACTCTGGGTATAGAGATGCAAGTGTTTGTCCATCCATACCAACGATCTGAGTTAATGATAAGCAACGACCAAAGCGGTCAATCTCAGGATAAGCACCAAATGGGTTTACCAGTTTGATAGTTGGGTTGCTATCTTCATAATCTAACTCAACGGTACCAATCATCATACCGTAAGTGTTATACCAATCTGCACCGGTATACATTTGTACTTGTAGTTCAGAACGTCCAACATAATAATTAGCAATACGGCTACGAGTATCTGCAGCTTTACGGGCTGAGTCTGAAACCATATTGGTAGCGGAACAAGTAAAGGTTGGAAGTGGTGCCATTGCTTCAGCAAGATCACGGGCTGATACGTCAATAAGGTTGGCAATTAAAGGCTTTGGATACTCTTCTGAAAACATAGAAGGGTAAACCTTTGATATATCACCTTGACGTACTGAAAGCACATCACGCATACGACCATCACGCTGAGCGTATCTAGTCTGTAGGCGATTTACTTTCGCCGTAACTTCTTTAACTGATAACAATTAAATACCTATTTCTTTTTGTTTTTCATTTCTTTCACTGCGGCTTTAGCCATTGCTTGACCAATATTTTCACGCTTTGTATACACAACGTAAGTATTGTCAGGGTCTGGATTTGCAATAGATGCTTTGCCACCCTTAGGTCCAACAAAATCTTTTGGATTAGATTTTTTTAATTCATCTACCCATTCTCCACCTTTTGTGCCAGTTACTACTGACATACCAACGCTTTTATATTCATCTTGATCTAATGGACGATGATAATTTTTAGAAGTTGTAACGTGGTGATTAGGCTGTGTACCGGCCATAATTATTTACCGGTCCAATTATAGCGAGACATATCTCCTGAGAATGATCCTCGTTTAGTTCCTGTACCATTAGGTGTTACAGGTTTTTTAGCTGGTTGAGGGTTTTGATTTGCTGCTGCACGATCTTGTCTTTCAGGAACGTGTGGCGCTTTTTCAACTTTATCTTTACCCATTGGAACTTTAGGCGGATTTTTTAAATCAGGAGTTTTACCACTTGGAGGAGCTGGAGGAGTTTTAATATCTTTAGCTTTATTAACAGCTTCTGCAGCTTTAGTTGCACCCACGATTGCTTTTCCAGCTCTTATTACTGGATTTTTTGAAGCAGCAGCAAGGGCTACAGCAATAGCGACTTTCTTTGCTTTTTCTACATTGCTGTTATCTTTTTTTCTTTCGCCAAGAGTTTTGCTATAAGTAGTAGCAGTTTTTGTGTAATTAGCGGAATCTGTAACGTGATGGTTGGGTTGAGTACCTTGCACCATATTAGTATCCTGTATCGTCAGCGTGAATTTTAGTAGGCCACTCAACATAGTCTGCATCTGCAGCCTGTGTTTTGCCTGCTACATAACGAGCATCTGTCTCTGGGTTGATCTGAGGCATCTTTACTGCACCTTTATCAACGTACTCTTCTTCGCCTTCTGCGTTGGTCATCCAGCTTGGTGTTATTGCCATTTGGTTCTCCTTAGATGAACTGTTGTTCCTTCTCGGCAAGTAGTTCATCAATGTTGACTACTACTCGTTTACTCTTTTCGTAATTTGATAAAAACGGATTCTTCATATGATGCTTTGAATATTGACCGTAGTTAATCATTTCTCTAGCCCTGATCTCACAGAACCAAAGAGCCATTACCATATCGGTCTTACCTTTAGTAGTCGGAGACCAAGTTATCAACTGCTCAATAAGAGCCTTGATGTTTTCGGTCTGATCACTAGGTAAGTGAATAAGATTATCTCGATGGTGCTTACCATCTGCTAGTTGTTTTGTTCCAAATAGGGTGGACATAGATGCCACACCGAATCCTGCATCCCATTTATTGTTACCGGTATGGTGTTCTTTAAGAACTACACCACGAGATGCTAAGTGCATCTTGATATTCTCGTCTTGGGTTAAGAAAGCTTGGAAGGCGTTTTTCTCAACGATCCATTCACTAGGCTTGTAAATATCTGTCCAGTCAAAAATGAGTTGCCTAATTTGTGCCGGAGTAGGTCTAGTAATCTTATGAGCGTCCACAATATAACGCTTGTGGCTGCTGCGATCAACAGCGTAACAGACAACAGCAGTGTCACCAACCATAGCAGGATCAAGGCCACAAATAAAAGTGAATCCGTTAAGGTCTTTAGGATGACCTGGATAACCCGCATTAAGTGGTCCTGCCTTTCGCATACCATCAATAGAACCACGCACACAAACGGGATCAAAGATAGCATCATCTGAAATGTCTTGTTGCTGATAGATAAGAGCCCAAGTTGAAGCGTCCATTGATTGTCGTTCGTTGAAGAGGTTGCGACCATTCCATCTTGGATATAAGCCGGTAGCATCTTTACTGTCTTCACCTTGTCCATCAAATGGTTGATCAGATGCAGGCCATAGAGTTACCCAGTTTTCAGGGGACTCATCTGTTTCTAAAAGCGCTGGCATAGCTAAGTACTTCCAAGGGACTAAGCCACCTGGGTATCTATCGGGGTTACGTAATTCTCGGTATAGGTCTACTGATGCTACACGGGTTCCGATTACTATCAGCTTACCGGTAGGATTAAGACGGGACCGGACATCCTGTGTTAACCACTTGATCTGACGTTCAAAGTCATTTGCGTTACTTAAGGTAACAGCGTCATCGATAATAATCATATCGGCACGTTTACCGTAGATCTGACCACCGATACCAACGGCTTCGATGTTTGGATCTTTCTCACTGGACTCACGGAGTTCATCACCAAAGGTAATGCGTGTTGCCTGCCAGGAGGCGGACTTGGAATTAAAACCTACGCCAGCAGCATATGCTTGCTGCAGATCTTCATACATCGGATGAGTTAATCGTTGTTTGATGGCGTATAGAAAGTCTGCGGCTAGACGCTGGGTCTGCGAGACGATCAAGACTCTAAAGTTAGGATTACGGGCTACCTGCCAAGTTACGTAGTCAACGGTAATGGTCATCGACTTGGCGTGGTTAGGCGGGATGTTTAATAAAATTCTATTACTAGCAAGCCCTGGTTCCCACTTCATTGATGGGTGTAACCAACCAGGTTCTCGACCTTCAATAACGTCTACTAGGTTTTGCTGGTGTGGGAAGGTTTTATTATGCAGAAACCGCTCACGGAACTCAGCGAAGGATATGTCGTGCACATCGCCTGCGGCGAAGGCCTTGTCCTTTAACCCTAGACGGGTACGGTCTACTTTATCAGCGAATACTTTATCGGTGCGGCGATAGTACTCATAGGTCTTCATAGATTTACCGGCTGAGGTACAAGCCTGCTCTATAGTCATACCTTGAGCTACGCAAGTTAAGATAACTCTCTTGGCGATGTCCGCCGAATTTTCTGCCACGACTCTCCTTAAGATTAGTGACAGGTAAACCTGTCTACCAGCAATCAAAGATTGCTTATCGGAGGAAGTTGATTAACCTACCGGATGATAGAACTCACCCGACTAAAAGCGGTGCCCTGCACCGCATAGGTACTTAGCAGAACTCCCGATCGAGTTCAGCGAAGTGAGGGGTAGGTTAGGTCTCGCCCCTATGGGGCTCACCTAGGAGCGGAGTATAAACGTAGCGACTCCTTGGGAGGTAAAACTCACCACACCCCGTTTTACTCCCCTACTATATATAAGGCAGGAAATCTGGTCGATTTCCCGCTTTCTGGTAAAATACTTTACATTATGTGGCGTATATCACATAATACTGGTATATAGCTACCCTAAAATATTGACTTTAGGAAAAATATTTGTAATGGGTACATACACTGAGTCTGCCCGCAGATTTAATATGCGGGGTAGCGTCTGCCCGCAGGGGGCAATTCCCCTGCGAGATAGGCTTCTGCTTGCTTGCTTGGGGTGTTATAAGGCAAGGCAGGGCTGGCAGGTCATTCGGCAGGGTCGCCTCATTAAATAACTGCTCAGCTGGTAAAGCTTCCGCAATTCGTGCCAGCTCTTGCGGTGTTAATTCGTGCCAGCTCGCCACAGCTCGCCAGCTTTCACAGCTAAACCCTCAACCTAAACTCTAGGCTTGCCAGCTAGAAATCGTGTGATGAAGATAACATTCGCCACCGCTTAAATGCTTTTGACATAGGGGAGCTTCCGCCAATATCGTCCTCCTAGTGGGAAATAACTCTCACAACTAGACGCAAAGAAACGAGCTATAAAGTGAAGAATAATATCCAGCTGATAATCCTAGACACCTATTCAATCCTAAAGCTAGACAACGGAAACGGATCAACGACAGAGTTACGATTAACCAAAGCTCAAATGAAATA